AGATAGGAGAGCCGCGCCACCTCGGGGAGCTCGCCGGCGCTGTCGCGTTCGCGGATCGCGGGGCCGAGCGGATCGTCGGAGGCGACCAGCCGCGCAGGGTCGAGCGCGACCGGCGCCGCCACGCCGCGGCTGAGAAAGCCGAGCGTCCCCTCGGCCTCGCGCGCATCGAAGCCATGCGCCAGCATCAGCGGCTGAAGGGCGGCACGCGCGGTGCCCGGCGCCTCCAGCAGCATGCCGTGCACGGTGCCGTAGAGGCGCGCGACATCCGCCTTCTCCAGCCCCGCGCCGCGCACGATCTCGTGCACCACATCGGCCAGTTCGCCGGAGCTGACCCGCCCCGGCAGCCAGTGGCCGAGCTCGTAGTTCGGCCCGTCCGACCACACGCTCTCGCGCATCGGAAAGTCGGGGAAGGGGCGCAGATCCCAGGTCCAGACATAGATCCGCCCCGCCGGGATCATCGCCCCGCCATAGACCGGCGAGACCGGGTTGTTGCCCGTATCCTGCCAGTATTCCAGCTTGGCCTGCACATAGCGGCGCTGCATCGTGTCGTCGCGCGCGCCGGTGGAGAAATGCGGAAACGCGCTCTCCGAGCTTTTCGGGTCGAAGAACAGGTTCGGCTGATTCGCGCCCAGATCGACCGCGGGGCAGCCGGTCTCGGTCAGCCAGACCGGTTTCGAGGCCGGGACCCAGCCGGTCGGGGCGGCGCTGCGCACGCCGCCCACCCGGTCGTGATGCGCGTTCGCCCACCAGTTGCGGATGTCCTTGGGCCGGAACACCCAGGGCTCGCCATGGGCGCCGTCGGCGATCGGGCTGCGGAACTGCGCCGCGCGGTCGGATGCGGATGCATAGAAGAAGTCGTAAAGCTCCCCTCCCTCCACATTCGATTTCAGATAGGGCAGCGACCAGACCGCCGGCACGCCTGCGTCGCGGTCGGCATTGGGTCCGTCATGGCGCCAGTCCGACAGCGGCAGGTAATCGTCGATGCCGACGAAATCGATGTTGGCGTCGGCCCAGAGCGGGTCGAGATGAAAGATCCGGTCGCCGCTGCCATCCTGCGGCTGATGGCCGAAATATTCCGACCAGTCGGCGGCATAGCTGATCTTCGCCTCGGGCAGCAGGGCACGCACCTCCGCCGCCAGCCCCTTCAGGCGCTCGACCGCCGGATAGGCGGTGCGGTCCGACCGGATCTGCGTCAGGCTGCGCAATTCGGTGCCGATGCAGATCGCCTCGACCCCGCCCGCCGCGGCGCCAAGAGCCGCGAAATGCAGCGCGAATCGCGACCAGGTCCATTCATCGGGTCCGGAATATGCAACCGCATCCTCCGACACCGAGAAATCGCTCGCGCGCACCGTGCCGATGAAGGCGTCGACCTCGGCCGCCGCCGCCGCCGTCTGATCAGGCGAGCCGGCGACGCCCGGCGCGCGCTCGGTGGTGATCCGCCCGCGCCAGGGAAAGGGCGGCTGCCCGATTGCGCCGGTCCAGGGATCGGGCAGGGTGTTGCCGGGCGGCACGTCCATCAGCAGGAAGGGGTAGAGCATCACCTTCAGCCCGCGCGCCTTCATCTCGCGGATGGCGCGGATCACCGAGCCGTCCGAGGGCGTGCCGCCGAACACCGGGCGCCCCGCCGCGTCGAGCCCGACCAGCCGCGCGCTGGCCGTGGTCAGCCCCGCGACCGACCAGGGCTCGGGCTCGGCGCCGCGGTTCGCCTCCTCGATGCGCGGCTCGACCCGGCACTGTCCTGCGCGCAGATCGTCGCCGAACCAGGACACCACCAGCGATACATGGCCACAGGCGGGCAGCTCCGCCTCGAGCTGATCGAGCGCCACCAGCATGTCGGGCCGGCACTCGCTGTTGTTGACATTGGCGGTGGCGCTGGCGCCGCCCTCGAACACATAGCGCGCGACCTGCGGCTCGAGCGCGAATTCCCCGGTGCCGGGCGAGAGCGCGACCGCCTCGACGATCTCGCCCATCGGGCGGGCATGGTCGGGCCCCTGCGCCGTGTCGCGGACCTGCCGGAACAGCTCGACATTGAATTGCGGGATGCGGTTGCCGAAGGGTTCGAGGGGGAGATCGTCGAACACCAGATAGGCGGTGCCGCGATAGGCGGGAACCTGGCCCGCGCCCTCCACCGCCTCGATCTTCGGGTCGGGAAGCTGGTCGTCGGTGCCGCGATACAGGCGGATCGTCAGCCCGTCGCGACAGAGCGGCTTGCCGTCGGCCCAGATCCGCCCGATGCGGTCGATCGGCCCCTCGCCGAGGCCGATGGCGAGGCTGATCGAATAGCTGAACTCGCGCACCGTCACGCCGCTGCCCTTGCCGCCCTGCGAGGTGGTGCGGACCTGCTCCAGAAACCGGGTCGACCAGATCAGCGTCGCGCCGGCGCGCATGCGCCCCCAGACGCGCGGCACCGGCGTGCCCTCGGACCCGCCCTGGATGCGCAGGCTGCGCGCCCGCCCGGTCTCGACCGCGCGTGCGCCGAGCCCGAGGATGCGCTGGTCGATCAGCCCGCCGGCGACCGCGCCGGCCGCCTGACCGATGCCGGCGGCAGCGAAGCCAAGGACCGAGCCGCCGATGGCGCCGCCGATGCCGGTGCCGGCGGCGGCGAGGATGAGGGTTGCCATTCAGTCCTCCGATCCGGGCCGCGCCGGCAGCCGGAAGGCGCCCGCGAGCCGCGCGAGCCAGGGCCGGGTCAGATGCGTCTCGACGACGCCGTGGCCCGACCAGGCATGGATGATCCGCCCGGGCTCAAGCCAGGGGGTGGCGAGCAGCCCGACATGCTTGGCCGGGCCGCCCTCGCGCATGCGGAAGACCAGCACATCGCCGCGCGACGCGCGGTCGGGCGGGATCGACACCAGCCAGCGCCGCGCCGCGGCGAGCAGCGCCTCCTGCCCGCCGGTCTCGCCCCAATCCGGGGTATAGGGGGGCGGCGCCTCCGGCTCGGCGCCGTAGAGCGCGCGCCACACCCCCCGCAACAGGCCGAGACAGTCAGCCCCCGCGCCGCGGCAACTGGCCTGATGGCAATAGGGTGTGCCGAGCCAGCCGCGTGCGAGCGAAAGCGCCGCCGCCCGCGTCGCGATGTCAGCCCCGGAACAGCGATCCGCCGTCATGGCCCTCTCCCGTGTTCGGATAGGTGGTGACCCAGTCATCGCCGGGCATGTGGGGAAAACCGCCGAAATTCAGGATGTTGTCGAACTTGTCCCGGCAGGTCGCGAGGATCTTGTCGCAGCCCGCGGTGATCGCGAAGCCGTCACCGGGCAGAACGGCGAGCCCGGGCGCCTGCCAGAGCGCGAGGCTGACCGTGCCGTCGCGCCGGCGATGCGCCTTGACATGCGAGACGCTGCCGGTATTGGCGCCGTCGGTCCAGCTCAGCGCGCCGCGGTCGAACCAGCGCGAGGCGAAGGCGTCGAGCCCCGCGACCGTCAGCGCGAGGCCGGAGCGGACCGCGACCACGCTGCCGCTGCCGCGGAAGTCGGGGGCCAAGAGATCCACCCCGCAGCCCGCATCGCCCAGCCGGCGGTGGCAGGTCCGGGCAAAGACCCGGCCCGAGGGCTGGTTCAGCGCCTCGGCCAGCCCGGCGATCTCGGCCTCGAACCCGTGCGCGCCGCGCCGGATCGCGCCGATCCGCCCGCGCGCCAGCATGAGCCGGGTCTCCGGCGCGGTCCAGTCCACCAGCCAGAACAGGATCTCGGCCCCGTCATAGAGCCCGCGCTCGATATCCCGATCCGCGATCGCGGCCGAGGACAGCGCGCCCTCGACGCTGTGGGTGTCGATGCTGAGCCCGCTCGCCTGCTCCAGCGCCTCCGCCGTCAGGCCGGTCTCGGGCTCGTGGAGCACGCCGTCGATGGTCAGCGCGCGATCGTGATCGGTGAAGCCGAGCCGGGCGCCGTCGGCCCGCGTCAGGGTCCAGGCACGCGCCAGCGTGGTGGCGCCTGCCGCGAGCGCGGCGGCGAGAGGGGCGGGGACCGCCCGGCTCACAGCCGCACCTCGACGATCGGGATCGAGGGCACCTCGCCGGCCTCGAAGGCGGCGAGATTGACATCGAGCCGGTCGGTGTCGAAGCGCACCGGCACGTCGAACTCGAACCCCGCGGTGATCGCGACCCCCGGGGCGGGGGGCGCGACGAAACCGACCATTCCGGTCGTGGGGTCGAGGGCGAAGGCCCCGCCCGGCTGCTCGTCCCCGTCGAGCGCGACGCGGACGCTCCCGGCGACCGGCTTCAGGACCGGGCGGATCACCGGGTTCTCCGCGCCATAGCGCTTGACGAGCGGGAACCCGACGGTCGTGCCGTCGCCGGTGCCGAGGCTCTGGTCGAGCGGGGAAGGCACGGCCGAGGGCCGGCCCGAGCGATGGTCGAGCCAGTCCTTCCAGCGAAAGCCGTGCAGCCGGCCGCGCCGTGCCT